ACAAAAAGAGCATAAGGAGCGGCGGGTCCACCATAGAACACATCTACATAAGTTCCGTTTTGACCTGTTTGGGGAGCAGAGACTCCACCCGAGCCACGCAAAACTCCAGTATCAACTGGGACAAGGGTTTGTGACCTAGCAAAGATTAGGTTGGCTTCTTCCCATATTGCTTGGGCAACTGCCTTGGGGGAATCTGTCTGCGCTCTTTTCAGAGCCTCTTGTAGTGTAAAATCGCCCTCAAGGGTGAAAGTAAAAGTTTTTGCCATGACTACCGCCCAAATCGGATAACGGTATGGTGCGCCCCATTTTCGTCAGAGATATTATCAACTGCATTGATAGTAAAAGTATTAGACCCAATAACCATTTTGTGTCCAATATTTATTGTTAGAGAAGGTCCAAGAGTGATAAAACGACCAACATCTACAACTTCAATTCCTTGCACATCTCGGCTTTTAACTGTGTCAAAGATAAGGCGACCAGTTACCGAAGTTGGTGTGCCACTAAAGGTCGGTTTGTTATATTTATCAACTGATTCCTTGGCAGAAAAAATGACCGTATCGGTCATAAACTCCGCGACTTTAGCAAAAATAGCATCTGCCATGGCTATTCAACTAAGCGGTGATCGTAGACATTATTTGGATTGTCTTGAATACCTGTGTAGAAATCTGTGTTGTAATCTGTGATTATTCTGTCATTAGTAGATTTAAGGGACTCAAGGTTAGCCTTCATAGAAGGTGGGGCTTTCCGCATCTTGCGAGCAAGGAATGAGTTTGCTAGGTCTTGGTATTGACCAGCCTTAGCCGTATATGTTTCAGAGACAGAAATATCTCCAACACTCTTCGAGGTTGAATCCGCAAGGCGATTGAACTTAGAAACTAAAGTCTCACAGCAAGCGCGGGAAATTTCGTAGACATTGGTTCCCCACTCGGCAATTAGGTAGTTCAACTCTTCATCGCTAAAAAGTACATCTGTTGAATCCGTGTCATTGATAAGGAATCGAACTGCGTTGCGCGTCGAAGTAGATGGGTCGCCCGAGTAGGTAAAGGTCATTTACATGCCACCTAGCATGAAGGTTGTTTGCCTAACTTGGTCAAGGGACGCAGCGTTGGCGGTAGTTACATAGGTTGAAGATGCTGTTGCCGAGGTTAAATAATCATCCAACTCGGTATCAACATCGGTTGCAAGGTTGAGCAAATCTGTGTGAACTGCTGGATTATCACCCGCAGTTGGGTATCTAAGACCCTTGGATGTTGTTCCTGGCATAGTGAACTCCCGACTTTAGTGTTTAAGTGTACCCGACGCTAATTTTGGGAAAATTGGAATTATCAAAAGTCTCTACCCCTTATTCTCATCAATGCTGCCCAGTCTACTGCTGTCATGATTTATTTTCCCACTGATCTTTTTCTAGTTGATATTTTGTTTCAAAGTCTAGAACTGGACGATAGTCACAGCATGGGCAAATTGGTCTGTTATTACTATAGTCAGGTTGTGACCAGTATCCTGTATTTGCTCTAAATCTAAAATCTGACTTCCATGAGTTTTCAGCATGTCCATTTTGTGTAAAAGCCCAATGATTAGGCTCCGCAAACTGCATAAATAAAAGGCTTACAAATTTATCTTCATCTTGTGTTGGATATTCTGGTCGCCAATGCATACTGTAATTACCACAAAAGACAATACAGTCATTTGGTTGCTCATCATATAAAACATCATCTACTGCTAATTGCCAATCAACATTCTTATCTATGCAAATATCTAATGAATACTGACAGGCTGACTGATCATAGTGCTTCCAGAGTTGTGGAACAATACCGTTTTGTTTTTGATATCTTCCAGTGTGAAAACCTGCTCTTTGTAGAGTCTCAGAGCCAAATGTCTTCTTTGCTATGTCTAGAATCTCTGCTTCTGTTTCATCATCAAATCGTACTTCTTCTAGCCATCTACCAGCAACTGTGTGATAGAAGTATGGACCATCAGGTCCTAGGTTCATCTCAACAATTTGCTTCTTAATCTTTTCAAATAACTCTGTTGGCAAGAAGTTCTTGATTGATCGTGTGTCTACTGCTATCATTTATTTGCTCCTCATAGATTTCCATATTTCGTGTATGTGTTCTGGTCCCTTTGTAAAAAACCAGTGATCTGGTTCAACATAATGAAAGAATATAACTCCTATTCTATCATTATTATCATAAACAGTGTCTCTCCAATGTTCATATCTTTCACCCATAAACATAACTGCTTCATTTGTTTCTGCTAAAAACTCTTGCCCATCTATAAAAATAGCCCAAGGCTTATCCTGATAGATTGTTAGGTCAAGGGTATAGGTACAAGCGTTTGCATCTTTATGTTTATGAAGACTGATAGTTTCTGCTGAATACTCTGCAAATAGACTGTATGATGAAAGAAGAGTTTGACTGCCAAAGAACTCTCTAACTTTTGGCAATAACAACTCGCTAAACTCTTTTAGTAAAGGCTCTTCTGTATCTGGCAATAGTTTTCTACCAAACTCATCTACAGACATTGAATTCAGTTTTTGATGATGCTTAAAGTACAAAGATAGTCTTAGTAGATCATCATTTGATAAAACATCTTTAATTAATCCTACGCCATCCATTGAACTACCACATATCTTAGTCCAGAAGTAACTGGATGAACCTCATGATTGTAGATGAAGTTAGAAGGAAATACTAATAACTGATTCTTTTCTGCTTTAAATCTTAAATTATGTCTCTTAAACTCTACATCTCCACCTTCATAGTCATCATTTAAGTAAAAGGTTAAAGATATTCTTCTTGTAAAGAATGGATGGTCATCAATATGATCATGAAACTTTTGTTCTTGTCCATATCTTAGAAGTTGTGGAGACTCAAACTTTTCTATTGTTGCATAATAATTGCTTTTATATTGATCTAAAAGTGGCTTTATTTCTTTATGAAACTCTTTAGTAAATTCTGAAAGAATATCATCACCAAGATTTTCATGATGAGGAAGCATAATTAAATCTGTATCCCTGGCTTTGTTGTTTGTTCCAGACTTATTTTCATTTAGATCAACTAATACCTCTGCTGGTCGCCAAGATAAACCTTGTTCTTTAATCTGTTCTATGTAGTCTATAGCGTTCATGAAAACATTATTAAATACTACTATTCCTGGTGCTAACTCTTTCATAATTACCATTTTCCTAGTGGGCACTTAGCCTCTTCATATTTTGCTTTGGCTTCCATAAAACAACCACACTTCTTGCACTGCTTTGATATTTTAATAAATTCTGGGCAACCATTGCAAATAGATAATCTATTTGATGATATCTCATTAGATACTTTTTTAGTTCTTGGATTAAGCATATCTAATGGAGTTACCCCATTTTTTTCTTTATATTGTTCCCAGCGACTTATCCCCATTATTGCTCTTTAAGGTAAATATCCTGTTAAATTTCTGTTTGTAATAATAAACTTTTCACCATCAAATGTAGCATCAGGAGATTGAACATATCTTCCATATGGGTAATCTGATAATTTTAACACTAATGGATCACTAAGAAGGATGTTGCCAAAGTATTCATTTGTATTAAATACTTCTAAAACAATACCATCTTGCTTCATTTCAAGGGTTAATCCCTCATTATTTGGATAATCTGCTGAAGCATCTACAACATTGTTTGTATTTAAGAATATTTCTGAATGTTCTACACTTAATGGTAAATCATATAAACATTGACCATTAATCACCCATACCAATGCTACACCTTGCGTTCCCTCATAGGTAAAAATAATTTGATTATCAGTTAACATTGTTTCTCCTTATAATTACTAATTGTATCATTACCTTGATTTTTTAACATCCTGATCCTGGACTAAAGTCAGTAATTGGTGAACATGTTGTACCGCTACCAAATCCAGATGAACATGGTCCTGCTCCGCTGCAACAACCAATTGACACATCAAATGATGTACATGTTGTTCCTGATGCTGGTGTTACAGGAGGTGTTACAGGTGGTACAACAGGAGGTGTTACAGGAGGTGTTACAGGTGGTACAACAGGTGGTACAACAGGAGGCACGACTGGAGGTGTTACAGGAGGTGTTACTGGTGGTACTACAGGAGGCACTACAGGAGGCACTACAGGAGGCACTACAGGAGGTGTTACTGGTGGTACAACTGGTGGAACCACTGGTGGAACCACTGGTGGAACTACAGGTGGTGTTACTGGTGGAAGTATAAATCTTACAGGCACACCAACGCCACTTGGGTTACGAAACAATGGACTCACAGTTGTTCCCCTTTAATTATTAAGCAAATTTATTTTGTGATGCTAAAACAGTGTATGTTGATGCTCCTGTTTTTCTAATTGTATAAATATAAACATCTGTTGAGTTAATATTTCCAGATGAAGGTGCTGTTCCACCTAGCCATTTAGGAACGACTGCAGATGAGTCAATGTTAAATGCTGTTGGGTAATATGCTGTAGCACCTTGTGGTGATTCAAATACAACAGAGACTTGTTCTCCTGTTGCCATAATAGAGTTAAGAGTAGTTGCTCCATTTCCACGAACATTGAGTGTCCAGTTAGCAGAAGCGTTAGTTGTGTAGATAAGGATTGCTTGAGTGAGCGCGTCAAAGTTAAGCACACCAGTCGCGGCTATTGCTGAAATTGTTGCGGTTTCTTTTGGAGATGTGAGAGTTTTGTTGGTTAAAGTTTGAGTATCTGTTAAAGTAGCAACTCCAGTTAAAGTATTGGTCGAGGCGTTAATAGTTTTGTTGGTTAAAGTTTGAGTATCTGTTGTTCCAATGATCGTTCCGCTTGGAACCCCTTTGCCTAGAACCTCTGTCGAAGTCAAAACCGCTGTTCCATTGATTTCAAAAACCTTGCCAGTAAGCAAGTTGAAATCCTCTGAAGATGTCCATGCGGAGGTGGCATTTACCCAATTAAGAGTTTTGGTTGTTCCACCGCTAAGTGAAATACCACCACCGTCTGCGTTTGCATCTGATGGACTCACAACATCGTTAATAACAATATTTTTATCTTCTACAACCAAGTTTGTTGTGTTGATATTCGTTGTGGTTCCGTTAATTGTCGGGTCGGTGAGAACTGGACTCGTCAGGGTCTTATTAGTAAGAGTAACCGTATTGGTTGCTGTTACTTCAGGCGCTGCGTTAGTTAAAATTGCCATATTATGCCACCGTGCTTCCGAAAGCCGAGAAGGAGAAATCTGCTGTTGATGCTTGAATTGTTATTACATCTGATGCGTCAAGGGTCATTCCGATAGTTAGGGATACAAAAGAATTGGCGCCGAGGGTTACATCAAAAGCAATATAGTGTTCAGCCGCGAGAGTTGCTCCATTTGGACGAACGGCAATTCTGTATGTGCCACCCACCGCGCCACGGTTAGTCACAACTAGGCTGGAGACGATAACTTCCGTTGCCGACGGCACCGTAAACAGCGTAGTTGCTGTGTTAGCCGAGGGCGCTAGTTGCCCTAAGACCTTGTAATTTGTTGGCATGAAGTTATCCTCCGATTAAAAGTAATGGGTTTATTGTAGCGGATGCGTTATTTGTGGCTGTGGTGGCACTTGCCGATGCGGTTGAGGCATAGCCTTGAGCCGCGGAAGTAAAAGATGTAATATC